ATAGCCTGACGAGGCCTCGGTCGTGAACCATCTTCCAGAATCCATTCTGTCTGCTGCACAAGCCCAGCCCGAGGGCAGCTTGCTGTCGGCCAGAGCGTTCTTGCATCTAGCGTCCAGAGCTGCGGTGAATCAGGCCCTCACCCGTTTGACGCGAAAAGGCAAGCTGATGCGCGTTGCGCGCGGCATCTACGTCGCACCTGTATTCAGCCGGTTTGGCGCACGTCCACCGTCGACCGATGCTGTGATCAAGGCTATTGAGTCGACCAGCGGTGAGGTAATCGTTGCCAACGGTGCCGCCGAGGCCAACGCGCTCGGTTTGACCTCCCAGGTGCCCATTCGTGAAGTGTTTCTGACGTCGGGGCGCTCCCGCGAATTACAGCTCGGCAACCGATCTGTCGAACTCAAGCATGGCCATCGGTGGCAGCTTGTCCATGGCAAACGTCCGGCCGGAATGGCGATCCGTGCCTTGCACTCGCTGGGCCCTGAGCAGGCAGAGACGGCACTGGAAATTTTGCAGACCAAACTGCCACCGGTGGAATGGGCTGCTATGCGTGCGGCACGAGCCGTATTACCCGGCTGGATGGCGCGCGCGGTGACGGAGGCCGGTGAATCCCTAACCAATGCGGTGGAGACGGCTGCAGCACAGACACCTGCCAGCTGTCATTAGGTCGTGCTTGATGACGTGCAGTGGCAAGCATTCGAAAAAGTGCTGGACCGTCCAGTGAAAGCCAAGCCCCGCTTAAAGAAGTTGCTGCGTGAGCCCGGGGCGCTCGGCTAATCCAGTGATGCCGTAGTCTCGTCCCATGCCAATCTGCGCTCGCTGCTCATCCCACAGCAGCGGCGTGCCCGACGCGAGGTCAAACAGCGTCACCTCTGACGGCAGCGTTTCATCCAGGATGGCGGCCACGATGTCCGGCGCCAGCGTAGTGAGGTTAACCATCCGGCTCACGTACGCCCGATCCATACCCTCGCGCTCGGCAACCTCCGTCAGGCTTTCTGCCTCCCCGGATTCCAGCATCGCCAACCAGCGGTGACCACGCGCCAGTGCCATTTGAATGGGCGTCGGTTTGTCGTTGATGGGCCTGGGCTTCAAGGTATTGCCGTCAGGAAGCCTTACCACCTTGCGACCGCCACGCCGCTTGATCTGGATCGGCACGGACAGGGTCAGCCGACCGTCACTGGTGCTGACCACATCCGGATGACCAGTCTTTTCGATGCGCACCTCATTCATGCTGCCACCTCCGCTGCTTCCTTGGCCGGCTCGGGCCGCAACTCGAGCACCAGCTGCTCGATGCCGTTCGGTCGCAGCCGGACCTCGAGATCGGTCGGCGAGACGATCACCTTCTCGATCAGCAGTTTGAAGATCCGGGTTTGCTCAGCGGGGAACAGTTGATCCCAGATCGCATCGATGCGCGTCATGGCGACCGTCACCTTGGCCTCGTCCAGTGACGGGTCCAGCATCGCTGCGCGAGGCAGGATGTCGGCCAGTAAGTCCGGCGAGCGCAAGATCGATCGCACCTGATCAAACACAGCGGCTTCCAGCTCGGCAGCTGGCAGGCGTGGCAACCCCGAAGCGCCGGCATGCTCCTTGGCATCGCGCTGGGGAATGTAATAGCGATACCGCCGACCGTTGCTCTTTTTGACCGTGTGCCACGGCGACAAGGCTCGCCCATCGTTGCCGAAGACCATGCCCTTGAGCAGGAAGGGCACCTTCGAGCGGGTGTTGTTGCCACGTACGCGGCTGTTGGTCGACAGGATCGCATGCGCTTTGTCCCACCACTCCTGCTCCACAATCGGAAGGTGCTCCGCCGGGTACCACTGCTCCTTGTGGCGCAGCTCGCCGAGGTAGGTCCGGTTGTGAAGCAGCGCGTACACGAGGGTCTTGTCGATCAGCTTACCCTCGCGCACCCGACCGTCCTGCGTGGTCCATGATTTCGAGGTCACCCCGTCCAGCCGCAGCTCCTTGACCAGGAGGGTGCTCGATCCCAATTCCACAAATCGCCGGAAAATGTGCTGGACCACCTTGGCTTCCGCCTTGTTGGGCACCAGACGACGGTTCTCGACGTCATAGCCCAGCGGGGGAATGCCGCCCATCCACATGCCCTTTCGTTTGCTGGCTGCGATCTTGTCGCGGATGCGCTCGCCGGTGACCTCGCGCTCGAACTGGGCAAAGGACAGCAGGATGTTCAACATCAAGCGGCCCATGGACGTGGTCGTGTTGAACTGCTGGGTGACGGAGACAAAAGACACCCCGTGTCGCTCGAACACATCGACCATCTTGGAAAAGTCGGTGAGGCTACGCGTCAGCCGGTCGATTTTGTAAATCACCACCACATCAATCAGCCCAGCCTCGATGTCGGCCATGAGCCGCTTCAGGGCTGGCCGCTCCATGTTCCCGCCGGAAAACGCCGGGTCGTCATAGTCATCGGCCACCGGAATCCAGCCCTCGGCCCGCTGGCTGGCAATGTAGGCATGGCCGGCGTCACGCTGCGCGTCGATGGAGTTGTATTCCTGATCGAGTCCCTCGTCAGTGGATTTGCGCGTATAGACCGCGCAGCGCATCCGGCGCTTGAGAACCTCGCTCATCGACGACCTCCCTTGCGGGCCGACTTCTTGGGCCGGACGTTGGTCTTGAGGCCAAAGAACACCGGCCCCGACCACCGGGTGCCGGTGATCTCACGCGCCAGTTGCGACAGGCTGGTGTAGGGTTGGCCGCCGTGCAGAAAAGTCCCGTCGGCCTGGACTACCACTTCGTGGTCAACACCCTGGTAGTGGCGGCAGAGCACCGTGCCCGGGGTCAGCGCGTAATCGCCCGATCGGGTCTGTGATTTCTGCTTGCCGATTTCCAGCAGGTTGTCGATACGACGCTGATTGCGCTCAAGCAGATTGCGGTCGGTCTTGCGGCATTCGATGATCTGCAGTTTGTAGGCAATTCGGCGCTCGAGAAACTGCCGGTTGTGCGTCGGGGTATCCCCTCCGAACAGGCGCCGCCAGAGCGATTTGATCTCCGGCATGCCCAGCTTGGGCAGGTTGGAAATTTGCGCCACGACCGTGTCGGGCGTAGGGGCAATGGTGATTCGAGGTTTCATTCAGGGCTCCATCGATGGGTTGTTGTCGATGTCTGAATGAACGCTCTGTTCGACCGGAAAGCCAAGTACAAACGGCGTCTCTTGTGGCGTATTTGCGGACTTGGCGAAATCGGGCTGGCGCAAACGGCAAAGCCCGGCTGCCAAGAGGGCAGCGAGCTCGGCACAACGCTGCTCTGCCGTCATCCGTTCGGGTGGGAGGGTGTTGATCTGCAGCATTGGTAGGGCCTCGCATCATTTCCAACGGTTTATCTATGTCGGATTATGAAAATTGGCCCTGTGGCTGACATCCCGAAATTGCGCGCGTATGGGTAAGCCTGCGCAACAAACTGACTGAACAGCGAAATTGTCGGCCTACGCGAAATGAGTGGTAACCGCTTGAAAATTGCGCAAATGTCCTCATCTATCGGCCAAGTTTTGCATTTTTCCTAACCGCCGCTCAGCGAAGCCCAGGAGAGATTGGCAGCATGGTCGGCCGGCTCCCCAGTTCGCTTTCCTGACAAAAACAACCGCAAAGGGGAGCCGATGGCCAAAACGTTCAAGAACATTCCTTCACTGCACCGCTTGCTGGAGTCGGCGCCGCTGGAATCGGTCAGGGATTTGTTGCTTAAGATCGACGAGCAAGGCTACGCCGCCTGTTTCGATGACGTTGACTGGCCTGAGGCGGATTCGGCTGAGGACATCATCGAAGCCTGCCGGCTGGCAGTTCTGGAGGTGGCGGCCTCCCTGCAGCCCGATGCGGGTGTTCCCCTCGAGCAGCATGCGTCACGCATCCTCAACTTGGCGGAAGGACGGGGTGTGGAGGCTGTTGCCAAGGTGGCTGACCGGATTTTTGATTCGGCAAATTCGCTGGCGTTTGAACAACAGCGGGATGACTACGGCCGGGCCATCTACCTCTACTTGCACGAGGGCGAATTGTTCGATGACGCCGAAAACCTGTTCTATGCCGACCACTATCGCAACCTCGGCCGGATGTATGAAGCCTTTGAGGTCGACGCCAACGGTGGCCTGGATTTCCAGTGGGACGATACGGTCAAGGCCTCATTGGAAGCGAAGTTGCAACAGGCGCTGGAGTTGCCAGACAACTGCAAGATCGACCACATCCGGGTGACCGGCAAGCGTGAGGACGGCACAGAGGCGGCATCCCACCTGCTGATCATTCGCCATGCCGGCCCTTTGTCCAGCGTGGCGGCCATGAAAGATGGCCGCAAGAAACCGATGTACTACCGGCCAGCGATCGAAGCCACGCTGCTGTTTTCCCCTGACGAAGCGATTGTTGAGGTTTTTGCGGCCAGCCCTGGGGTACGACCGGTCGTGGCGTCAGCGTTCGCCGAGGTGGGATTGAAACACAACCTGTCCGATCGGCCACTGACGCTGCGCCAATACAACCTGAGCCGGTTTTTGACCTCGCTGCGGCTGGATGCGCCCACCGTTGCCGGTTTCGAAATCGAATCGGTAACCGTGGTTGAGGCCGAGGTTCGGCCGCAGAATTTCAAGCATCGTGCTTCGTTGCGGGTGGCCATCGGGGACGATATCGAGACCGTGGCCGCCGACTTGTTCGGACCGAACAACATTTTCAAGCGCGCAGCGCTGGTCAGCCGCATTGTGATTGCCGTGCGCTACTCGGCCGACGGCGAAGCCAAGACCAAAACGCTGAACATCACCCTGAGCGATCCCAATCGTTGCAATCTGCGCAGCAACCGTGATCCGAAGCAGCGCGATTTTGGCTTCAAGCTGCTGGAACACTGGGGGCTGATGCAACAGGTGCGGCCGTTGGATGCGGCCGAAGAGTGTGCGGCCTTTCCTGCCTTGTTGCGCCTCTACGATGAACATGCAGAAACGGTTTCGCGCCGCCATCTGGATACCCGGGGTATCTTGCTCGACCCTTTGCTCGAGGGCGGATTTCTTGTTCGCCGGGGGCGTCACAGCAGCATCGAAGTCGAGCTGGAAAACGGCGAGACGCAGTTGGTGACTGTCCAGTCTTCGCCGACCATCGGGCACGTCCGTTACGAATGCCCGGTTTCGCTTCAATGGGTGGAACTGCCTGCCCAGTCGCTGGATTACTTCGAGATCAAACGGGAGTGGATCGAGGAGCGCATCATCAAGGGCCTCAAATCCTCACTCAAGCCCGTCGGGCAGATGCTGCAGGAGCAAGGCTTGATATTCCTCGGCATGCTCAATCTTGATGGTGAATCCATCCCTGCCTACCTGGCACGGCAGCTGTCTGACCAGCGTGTCATCCGCGACTACGATATCCAGTTGCGTGCGCACCAGAATGCCGGCGTCGGGGTGGTGCTGGCCTGCTGCGAAACGGCGCCGGCCTTCTTGGGGTGCCATGTCGTGGTGCCATTGGCCACGCTGCTGGTGGCCAACGCTGTTGAGCCCACCGTTGATCTCACCCGTCTCAAAAGCGTCTACGGTCAGGGCAAGGTACTGGCCCGGGGTGGCCAGACGGTGGATTTCATTGTCGAGCACAACCGTTCAGGGTCGCTGTTCATTCCCGGCAAGCCTGTTCTGACCGTGGTGGGCGAAAAGCAGATCAAGCTGGTTCAGCGACTGGTGGATGCCTACCGCTCGGGGAATCCGGCGGTGGTGACCAAGGACCTGATGGATGGCCTGGGCTCCGCCAGCCCGAGCCAGGCTTTCCGCAACTGGAAAGAGCAGATCGTCGACATCTACATCGGCCAGGCCGAGGGCAAGCGCGGCGCCTGGAAGCTGCTCGTCTAATTCGGTTTTTCCATCACCCACGCGGGCTGCCTTGTGCAGCCCGTTTGCATTTCTGGGCCTGCCTCACCGTCTCATGAGCGTCTAAGTTTTACCGGATGAGCGTCTGAAGTCATATCCGGAGGATGCGTAGTGTTCCTCAACAACCCCATGGAGCGCTGCAATGCCAAATCCAACGGTCACCCACCCGAGATCGGGTCAAACCCCGCCGGTCATTCCCTCCGGCACTGAATCCACCACCAAAACCCGTCTCTGCCAGCAGGCACTTGCCGAGCGCTGGGGGCTCTCGCCCAAAACCCTTGAGCGCTGGCGTGTACTGGGTATCGGCCCGGTCTACATCCGCCTGCCTGGCAAGGTCGTCTATCGCATCGAGGACGTCGAGGCGTTCGAGCGCAGTTCCCTACGCCAGAGCACCGACCAAGCCTATCGCGAAGGAGGTGCGGCATGAACCGTATCCCTCCCGATCAGGCATTGGCCACCCCAGCCGGTGAACTGGCTGCGCTTGCCAGCGAATCGCTGTTCCAGCTCAAAAACGACGCGGCTGATCTTCTTGCCATGGCCAAGGCCATCGACCAGCACGTCGATCGCGCACTGGATCTCAAGTACGCCGACCGCGCCCATCAGCTGCGCCTGGCAGCCGGCAAAGACACCGGCGTCGTCCATTTCGACGACGGGCACGTCCGCATCACCGCCGATCTGCCCAAGAAAGTCGACTGGGACCAGAAGCGACTCGCCGAGATCACCCAGCGCATCGCCGCCAACGGTGACGACCCGTCCGAGTACGTGGAGATCAGCTACCGGATCTCGGAAACCAAGTTCAACGCGTGGCCCGAGTCACTCAAGAGCGCCTTCGCCCCGGCACGCACCCTCAAGACCGGCAAGCCGGGCTTTCGTCTCGCTCTGCTTCAGGAGTAATCGCCATGAAAACCAAACCTACGCTGCTCGAACTGCTGCGCAAACAGCCGGAGATGTACCTCCGGGATCTGCCCGAAACCATTCGCATCCCGGCGCTGGACGGCAACCGCCCCGACGAAGTGGTGCGTCGCCTCGAGGACGCCACCCTCGATGACGTGGCATTCGCGATCCAGGGTCTGGAGTCGGAATCCCGTCTGATCCATCGCCGTCTGAGCGGTCTGCGCGACTTGTACGAAATGGCCCGCAAGCGTGGCGCACTCGGCGTGACCACCGTCGCGGACGCGTTCGCCAACATCAGCATCGAGGAGGCCGGCAAATGAGCCTCCCCATCATTACTGCAGATCAGCGCCTGGCCGAGCGCCGTGGCGTGAAAGGCGTGCTCGTCGGTAAGAGTGGCATCGGCAAAACCTCGCAACTCTGGACACTGAAACCCACGGCCACGCTGTTCTTTGATCTTGAGGCTGGTGATCTCGCGGTGGAAGGCTGGGCTGGCGACACGATCCGTCCGCGCACCTGGCAGGAGTGCCGTGACTTCACGGTGTACATCGGCGGACCGAACCCGGCGCTGCGCGATGACCAGCCGTTCAGCCAAGCCCACTTCGATGCCGTATGCGCGCGCTTCGGTGATCCGACGGTCCTGGATAAGTACGACACCGTGTTCGTCGACTCCATCACCGTGGCCGGACGCTTGTGCCTGCAATGGTGCAAGGGCCAGCCCCAGGCCTACTCCGATAAGACCGGCAAACCCGACAGCCGGGGTGCATACGGGCTGATGGGCCAGGAAATGATCGCCTGGCTGACCCACCTGCAGCACACGCGCGGCAAGAACGTGTGGTTCGTCGGCATCCTCGATGAGCGGCTGGACGACTTCAATCGCCGCGTGTTCTCGCTGCAGATCGACGGCTCGAAAACCGGACTTGAACTGCCCGGCATCGTCGATGAGGTCGTCACCCTGGCCGATCTGAAGGCCGATGACGGCGCCAGTTACCGCGCCTTCGTCTGCCACACGCTTAACGCATGGGGCTACCCCGCCAAGGACCGCTCCGGGCGACTCGATTTGATCGAGGAGCCACACCTCGGCCGCCTGATGGAAAAGATCGCCGGCCCGGCCAGGCCCGCTACCGAACGGCTCGATTTCGCGCGCCCCGCGCCCGCTGCCATCCCCGAATCCACTTCGACCCAGGAGTCCTGATCATGACCTACTTCGATTTCAATTCCGCTTCCGAACAAACCTCTTTCGACCCGATCCCCAAAGGCGCGCTGGTGCGTGTGCGCATGACCATCAAGCCGGGTGGCTTCGATGATCCGACGCAGGGATGGACCGGCGGCTACGCCACCCGCAACGACAACACCGGCTCGGTGTACCTGAACTGCGAGTTCGTCGTGATGGAGGGTGAGTTCGCCCGTCGCAAGATGTGGTCGCTGATCGGCCTGCATAGCCCGAAAGGCCCTGAGTGGGCCAACATGGGTCGCACCTTCGTCAAGGCGATCCTCAACTCAGCGCGCGGCGTTCATCCTGGCGACAACAGTCCTGCCGCGCAGAACGCGCGCCGCATCAGCGGGTTTGCCGATCTCGATGGCATCGAGTTTCTCGGCAAGGTCGACTGGGACAAAGACCAGAACGGCCAAGACAAGAGCGTGATCAAGGCCGCGATCATGCCCGACCACAAGGACTACGCCGCCCTCATGGGTGGCGCGCAGGGAGCAGCAAAAGCGCCAGCACCCGCAAACGGGTCGAACGCGTATGCCCAGGCCACGGGCCGTGCCTCCGTGCCGGGTCGCCCGAGCTGGGCTCAGTAAGGGGGACGCCGCCATGATGCTTCGCCCCCGACAAGCCCTGCTGGTCGAGCGCTCCTTGGCGGCGCTCGCCCAACACGGCAACACCCTGTCTGTTGGCCCCACTGGGTCGGGCAAGACCATCATGCTGTCGGCGGTTGCTGGCAGCTTATTGGCCGAGCCAGATGCCAAGGCCTGCATCCTCGCTCACCGCGATGAACTGACCGGCCAGAACCTGACCAAGTTTGCACGGGTGAATCCGGGCGTCAGCACCTCCGTGTTCGATGCCAAGGACAAATCCTGGTCCGGTCGCGCCACGTTCGCGATGGTGCAAACGCTGTCGCGTGACAACCATCTCGCGGCCATCCCGATCCTCGATCTGCTGGTGATCGATGAAGCACATCACGCAGCCTCGGCCTCGTACCGGCGCGTGATCGACTGGGTGCTGGACAAGAACCCGCACGCCCAGATTTTTGGGGTGACGGCAACACCTGCGCGCAGCGACGGCAAGGGACTGCGAGAGGTCTTCAGCAACGTCGCGGATCAAATCACCCTCGGCGAGCTGATCGCCTCCGGCCATCTTGTGCCGCCACGCACCTTTGTCATCGATGTCGGCGCCCAGGAGCAGTTGACGCGGGTGCGGCGCACTGCAACCGACTTCGACATGACGCAAGTCGAGGCGATTCTCAACAAGACGCCGATCACCGATGCCGTGATCCGTCATTGGCGCGAGAAGGCTGGCGACCGCAAGACGATCGTTTTCTGCTCGACCGTCGCCCATGCCGAGTGCGTGCGCCAAGCCTTTCAGGATGCCGGGGTGTCTGCCGTGATCGTGCACGGCGAGCTATCTGATGCTGAGCGAAAGGCCCGCCTGGGCGAGTACGAATCCGGCAGCGCGCAGGTCGTGGTCAATGTGGCTGTGCTCACGGAGGGCTACGACTTCACGCCCACCTCCTGCGTGGTGCTGCTGCGACCCAGCTCGCACAAGTCCACGCTGACCCAAATGATCGGGCGTGGCCTGCGAACGATAGACCCAACGGAGCATCCTGGCGTCATCAAGACCGATTGCGTGGTCCTGGACTTCGGCACCGCGACCTTGATGCACGGTTCATTGGAACAGGACGTCAATCTCGACGGACACCAGCATCACGGTGAAGCGCCCACCAAAGACTGCCCGTCCTGTGAAGCCACCGTCCCGCTGGGCTGCCGCGAATGCCCGCTGTGCGGATTCGTCTGGGAGAACGAGACCGCCGAGGAAGGTGATGCGCTGGCCGATTTCGTGATGACCGAGATCGATCTGCTCAAGCGCTCCAACTTCCGCTGGTGCGACCTGTTCGGATGCGACGATGCATTGATGGCGACTGGGTTCAACGCCTGGGGTGGCGTGTTCTTCCTCAATGGGCGCTGGCATGCCGTAGGCGGAGGTAAGGATCTGCAGCCGCGCTTGCTGGCGGTTGGCGACCGCACGGTTTGCATGGCCAAAGCCGATGACTGGCTGAACGACCGCGAGTCGGCTGACTCCGCGCACAAGACCCGGCGCTGGCTAAACGAGCCGCCTACGCCCAAGCAACTGCAGTATCTGCCGCAGGCGCTGCGGGCCGACTTTGGCATGACGCGCTATCAGGCCTCGGCGCTGCTGTCCTTCCAGTTCAACAAGTCGTCGATTCAGCGCCTCGTGGTGGCTGCCAACGATGCCCAACGGGAGGCCGCGTGAAATGTGCAGTCTGCTCACGAAAGGCCAAGGGCTTCGGCTACTTCAATCCACGCCTGCCGCGCAGCGACCCACGGCGCTACTCGGACCGCTGGGTGTTCTGCTCCATGCGCTGCCAGAACGCATTTTCACGGCTCATAGAAAAGACGGGAGGCCACATGATCGACCCGAGTGACATGGAGCTGGCTGCCATGGCGTCCTGCCTGGCCCCGCTGGGTGAGTATGTGGGCTCCATCGGCATGCGGCGCCCGCTGGCGGACTACAGCAAAGACGAAGTGCTGATGCTGATCGACGTGGTGGTGACCGCCTACCAGGAACACATGCTCGTCGAGCACGAGCGGATGGCGGAGAGGGACCGCGCTTTTCTTGAAGAGCGACTCGCCCGCCAAGGCAAGTCCGCTTCGACGGGAGTGCCGTTCTGATGCTGGATTTCAATCATCGTCCCAAGATCCATGAGCAGATCGGCGTGCTCATCGACGCTGCACTTAGCGCCGATCGTGACAAGCAACCCCGTCGCAACTATCTCGGTGCGTCTCGCTTGGGCGTTGCCTGCGAGCGCGCGCTGCAATACGAGTATCTACAAACCCCTGTCGACCTGGGTCGAGAGGTTCCCGGTCGTGTGCTGCGCATCTTCGAGGTGGGACACGCCCTTGAAGATCTGGCCATCCGCTGGCTGCGCATGGCTGGATTCGATCTGTACAGCCAAAAGGCCAGCGGCGGTCAGTTCGGCTTTTCCGTCGCGGGCGGCCGTATCCAAGGGCACGTCGATGGAGTGCTGAATGGCGGCCCCGCAGAGCTGGAAATGAGCTTTCCGGCCCTGTGGGAGTGCAAGACCATGAACGACAAGTCCTGGCGGGATACGGTCAAGCACGGCGTCAGCAAATCCAAACCGGTCTATGCCGCGCAGATGGCGGTCTACCAGGCCTACATGGAAGCGACCGTGCCAGGCATCTCGTCAAACCCGGCGTTGTTTACCGCTATCAACAAGGACTCCGAGGAGATCTGGTTCGAACTGGTGCCGTTCGACGGCGGCCTGGCGCAGCGGATGTCCGATCGCGCGGTTCGTGTCATCACGGCGACCGACAGCCAGGAACTGTTGCCGCGCCATGCGACTACACCGACGCATGTCGAGTGCAAGTTCTGCCCCTGGCAGGACCGCTGTTGGGGTTCGACATGATGGCCGACAACATCATCTGGCTCGACTTCAATGACGCCCCCGAGCAGTGCGACGAACTGGCATCCGATACCGATGCGCTGCGTGCGGGGCTACTGGACCGGCTCGAAGCCGTTCTCCACTACCTGTTTCCGCAGGGGCGCATCCGGGCCGGCAAATTCTATGTAGGCGATGTGGATGGCAACCCGGGCAGAAGTCTGGTGGTTGAGCTGGACGGGACACGGCGCGGCCTGTGGAAAGACTTCTCCACCGACGAGGGTGGCGATGTCATCGATCTGTGGGCGCGCTCGCAGGGCCGCTCCGCCCGCAGCGACTTCCCGCGCATCGCCGGAGAGATCCGGCAGTGGCTGGGGCTTGCTCCACCGAGCATCACGCCGATGCGCCGCGATGTTCGCAGCGTGCCGATGGACGACCTCGGCGCGTACACCGCCAAGTGGGACTATCTCTCACCCGAGGGCGAACTGATTGCCTGCGTCTACCGCTACGACCCGCCGACCGGCAAGGAATACCGCCCCTGGGATGTTCGCGCCCGCATGTGGCGCGCACCCGACCCCAGGCCGCTCTACAACCTCCCGGTCATCTCGAAGGCGCGAGAGGTCGTCCTGGTCGAAGGCGAGAAGTGTGCGGCTGCATTGATCGCTTGCGGCATTGCGGCCACCACCGCGATGAACGGCGCAAAGGCACCTGTCGATAAAACCGACTGGCATCCGTTGGCGGGGAAATCCGTGGTCATCTGGCCGGACCGGGACGCCCCGGGATGGGACTATGCGAAGAGCGCCGCGCGTGCTTGCGTGGCTGCGGGCAGCACCTCCGTGGCGATCCTGGTGCCGCCCACTGACAAGCCAGCCAAGTGGGATGCTGCCGACGCGGTCGACGAAGGGTTCGACTGCGCGGCATTCATCGCCCAGGGCGAACGCAGCGTGGTCAAGGCAGCGGTTCCCGCTCTGCCCACATTCACGCTCGGCGAACTACTCGACGACAACTCACCGCTGCCACCTGACCTGATCTCTCCGCGCGTGCTGACGCCGGCAGGCATGTTGGTGTTCGGCGGCGCACCCAAGGTCGGCAAGAGTGACTTCCTGTTGTCGTGGCTGGCGCACATGGCCGCTGGCGCCTCATTTCTGGGCATGCAGCCACCCCGGCCGTTGCGGGTCTTCTACCTGCAGGCCGAGGTCCAGTACCACTACCTGCGCGAACGCGTGAAGGATGTCCGCCTGCCGCCCCATCGGCTGCTGGACGCCCGTGCCAACTTCGTGGCCACACCGCAGTTGCGGCTGGTGCTCGATGACGCGGGGCTGGCGCAGGTGATCCCGGCGATCATGAACGCGTTTGGCGGTGAGCCTCCCGACATCATCGCCATCGATCCTATCCGCAATGTGTTCGACGGCGGTGATGCCGGTGGAGAGAACGACAACGGCGCCATGTTGTTCTTCCTGTCGCAGCGAGTGGAGCGGATTCGCCAGGCGGTCAATCCGGATGCTGGGATCATTCTTGCGCACCACACCCGGAAACTAGGCAAGAAGCAGTTTGAGGAGGACCCGTTCCAGGCCTTGGCCGGCGCGGGAAGCCTGCGTGGTTATTACTCCACCGGGATGTTGCTGTTCCGGCCGGATGAGACGCGCACGACCCGTCAGCTGATCTATGAGTTGCGCAACGGTGCCGGTATTCCGCTCAAGCACATCGACAAGGTTCAGGGCGAGTGGCGCGAGGTCGACGCCAACGATCGGCTGGTGATGAAGGAATACGGCGAGCGGCTGGATGCGGAGCGTCGGCGTAAGCGCGACGCGATCCTCGAGATTCTGTTTCAGGAAGCTGCCAACGGACGCTGCTACACCGCCAATCAGTTTGCCGAAGGCTTTGAAGGCAAGGCTGGGCTGGGTGGCGAGCGCACCATCCGCGAGCGGCTATCGGCCCTGGCGACCCAGGGCTACATCAAGTATTTCCGGAATGCTGCTGACTACGGTTTGCCGTCCTGCGGGCGCACCAAGTTTGGCTATCTGTGTGTGGAAGGCATGGCGTTGCAGATGGCCATCGGACCGCCTGATCCGGACACCGGGGAGGTCGTGATGCAGACACATCTCGTCCTGCCCACCCACTACAAATGCCCGCAATCGGGGGCCGCCATGCCGGTCGAGAACCCCGAAGTGTGGGTGTACCAAGACGATCTCAACGATACCCAGGAGCCCGCATGAATACGCATCGTCAAGTTGGCAAAATTTCTGCCAACTGGAACCCGCTTTTTGCCAACTGGATTCAGTTGGCAGACCCTTGCCAACTTTATTTCCATGTAAATCAACCACTTGAGCGCAAGTTGGCAAGTTGGCAAGTTGGAAACACTGCCAACTTGCCAACTGACGCAAACCCGCGTGGTTACTGGGTTTGCGCGGATTCTTCAGTTGGCGAAAACTCCCCCTCCTACTACGTAGGAGAGGGAACAGTGGTTCCCTCTCCCTCACGTAGGGAGGTTTCCTCCGATGGTTGTGGCAGGGATCTGAATCGGCGGGTGGTGCTCGCACTTGATCTCGGGACCACCACCGGTTGGGCATTGCTGACCCGGGACGGTGACATTGCACACGGGTTTGCGAGCTTCCGGCCCCAGCGCTTCGAGGGGGGTGGCATGCGGTTTCTGCGCTTCAAACGCTGGTTGATGGAACTCAAGACGATCGCCCAGGAAATCCATGCGGTGTACTTCGAAGAGGTACGCCGTCATGCCGGGGTGGATGCCGCCCATGTCTATGGGGGCCTGATGGCCACACTCACTACCTGGTGTGAGCACCAGAACATCGCCTATCTGGGCGTACCTGTCGGCACGATCAAAAAGCACGCCACCGGCAAAGGCAATGCAGGCAAGACCGAGGTCATCGCGGCCATGCGTGCTCTGGGCCACCCGGTCACGGATGACAACGAGGCCGATGCCCTGGCCTTGTTGCACTGGGCCATCGATACGCAGGAGGCCTGACCATGAAAACACCGACACCTCACTACCGCTGCCCCCTGGGGCGCCTGCAGCCCCAGTCGCCCGATCTGGACGCCATCAAGCAAAGCGGCTGGCTGGAGCAGCGCATCCTGGTCGTGCATGCCGATGACAGCCGCCTGGACTTTCTTGAACAGGAGATCGTTCGGCGCATCGGACAGCGGCTTTACGGAGGGTCTCGCCATGCCTAAGTGGACGATCGAAGATGTGGCCTTGCGCTTCAGTCAGGCGGCAGATGTGGCCCGACGTCTGCCAGCGGTTCGGGTCCAGGGGTATTTCAACTGCTGGCCAGCGATCAAACGCGCCGAGCATGAAAACCTGGGTGCGGATGACCGGCCATCGGTCTATTTCCCGCCCAGCCCGGAGTCGGTCGATCGGATGCTGGAGGTGATGCGCTGGGTGCTCTGGCTGGAAGAAGAACAACGGCACCTGGTGTGGATGCGCGCCAAGCGCTATGGCTGGCGGGAGATCGGTATCCGCTTTGCCTGTGACCGCAGCACCGCCTGGCGACGGTGGCAGATGGCCTTGGCTAAGGTGGCGCTGCACCTCAATCTGGAAGATCGATCATGAAATTGCATGAAATCGCCAGCGACTTACAAGGTCTGCGCAGACCTGCGTAACGGTGCGGGTTGAACGCGAAATCGGGCGTGCAACATATCCGCCGGATTGGCGTAGTATTTCAGCTATCTTCTGGACAGAGGTGCGATGCAAACGCCCACCCTGATCTGGCCACTACCTAACCCCACGAACCCGCCCAGAGCACCATGCTCTTGGCGGGTTTGTCGTTTCAAGGCTCCCAGACCACCGTGCAAATCGAAAACCGTCCGATCGAGGCGTTGATTCCTTACGCCCGTAACAGCCGCACGCACTCGGATGCCCAGGTGGCTCAGATCGCGGCGTCCATCCGCGAGTTTGGCTGGACCAATCCGGTGCTGGTCGATGGCAGCAACGGCATCATCGCCGGCCACGGCCGGGTGCTGGCTGCGCGCAAGCTGGGCTTCGATCAGGTGCCGGTCATCGAACTGGCGCACCTGACCGAATCGCAAAAGCGGGCCTATGTGCTGGCGGACAACAAGCTGGCAGAAAACGCCGGCTGGGATGATGAGTTGCTGCGCATCGAACTGGAGGCCTTGCAGGCTGCCGGGTTCGATCTGTCTCTGACAGGCTTTGCTGATGATGAACTGGCTGCTCTGATGGCCGAGTTGGCCGGCAACGAGGGGTTGACCGACGATGACGCCGTACCGGAGGTCACCGACGACCCCGTAAGCCAACCAGGGGATGTGTGGCTGCTGGGTGAGCATCGCCTGTTGTGTGGCGATGCCACCGACCCCGTGGCACTGGAGACCCTGATGGGCAGCGATCTGGCCGACATGGCATTCACCGATCCGCCCTACAACGTCAACTACGCCAATACTGCCAAGGACAAGCAGCGCGGCACGCACCGGCCCATCCTCAATGACAATCTGGGTGAAGGCTTTGCCGGATTCCTGTCGGCGGCCTGTGCCAACTTGCTGACCTACAGCAAGGGCGCGGTTTACATCGCCATGAGCTCCAGCGAGCTTGACACCCTGCAACTGGCGTTTCGGGGTGCGGGTGGCAAATGGTCCACCTTCATCATCTGGGCCAAGAACACCTTTACACTGGGTCGCGCTGACTACCAGCGCCAGTACGAACCCATCCTGTATGGCTGGCGTGATGGCGTCGATCACTTCTGGTGCGGTGACCGTGACCAGGGCGATGTCTGGTTCATCAACAAGCCGGTCAAGAACGATCTGCACCCGACCATGAAGCCGGTAGAACTGGTCGAGCGGGCCATTCGCAACAGCAGCAAAACGCGGGACATCGTGCTCGACCTGTTTGGTGGTTCCGGCACGACCCTGATTGCGGCTGAGAAAACTCAGCGCCGCGCACGGTTAGTGGAGCTCGATCCCAAGTATGCAGACGTGATCGTCAAGCGTTGGCAGGACTACACGGGCAAGGCGGCCACATTGGCCGCCACCGGTAAAACCTTCGCGGAGTGTGCAACGTCAGATCAGCTGACTCCTGAACCGCAGGAGGCATGAGGCGTATTCAGCTGTGCCGACGGTTGTTGCGGTGAATGGCCTGTCTATTAACCGCACTATTTGCGGAGTTTGTCTTGACCGTGCGGCGAATGCTGGCCATAATCACCGCATGAAAAGCGAAGATAAGCGCTACATCTGGCAATGCAACGACTGGCCGCACTGGGTTTACGACCACAAGCGGCTGGCGTCCTTGCTTGCCCAGGTTCATCTGGCGCAGGGACACCTGCTGGGCCGTATGCACGACCTGGGCATGGATCTGCGTGATCAGGCCACGTTGCGTGTCCTGACCGAGGATGTGCTCAAGACCAGCGAAATCGAGGGTGAAAAACTCAACCCCGAGTCGGTGCGCTCTTCGATTGCTCGGCGCCTGGGTGTCGACATCGGTGCCTTGGCACCCGCTGACCGGCATGTCGATGGGGTGGTGGACATGGTGCTCGATGCCACCCAGCGGCACAACACGGCACTCACTGCGGAGCGATTGTTTGGCTGGCATGCCGCCATGTTTCCTACCGGCTACAGCGGACTTGCCAAAATCCGTGTCGGTGACTGGCGCGACGATGCGCAAGGCCCCATGCAGGTGGTTTCTGGTCCTGTGCATCGTCAAAAGGTTCACTACGAGGCGCCTCCAGCCAATCAGCTGGATGCGGAAATGGCGGATTTTCTGCTGTGGTTCAACGTGGATCAGCACGACGACCCGGTGGTTAAAGCGGGGCTGGCCCACCTGTGGTTCGTGACCATCCATCCCTTTGAAGATGGCAATGGGCGCATCGCGCGAGCCGTGGGTGACATGGCGCTGGCACGCGCAGAAAAATCAGCGCAGCGCTACTACAGCCTGTCGGCCCAGATTCAACGTGAACGCAAGGACTACTACGACCGTCTGGAAGCTACCCAGAAGGGTGACCTGGACGTCACCGATTGGCTAGAGTGGTTTCTGGCCTGTCTGCTACGAGCCCTCCTGGGCGCGGAGGAGACACTGGCTACGGTGCTCACGAAAGCCCGTTTCTGGCAGCACTGCGCCGGCATGCCGCTCAATGAGCGTCAGATCAAACTGCTCAACAAGTTGCTCGATGGTTTTGACGGCAAACTGACGAGCAGCAAGTGGGCGGCGATTGCCAAGTGCTCTCAGGACACCGCCCTGCGCGACATCACCGAATTGGTGGCGCGCGATGTGTTGAAGAAATCCGAGGCCAGTGGCCGCAGCACCAGCTACGAGTTGGTGGCACGGCCCTGACGTCCCTGAATGCGCCTCGTGCTCAGGCAACCCGGTAAACGCGCTGGCCATGGTCTTCCTTGCTGGAGCTCAGTGTCAGGCCCAGCTTCTTCTTGAAGGCACCGGCAAAGGTCCCGCGAACTGTGTGCGGCTGCCAGCCCGTGGCCTCAGCGATCTGGCTGATGGTGGCGCCTTCCGGGCGCTGGAGCATGGCGATGATCTTCGCCTGTTTGGTGTTCTCCCGGGTGCGCGGCGCGGCCTTGATCGGCTCGGCCGAAGCCTGTGGCACCGCGAGCCCCAACGCCGCGTAAGCCAAGTCGGTGACCCGGTGGCTCTCACCATCGATTTGAATCAGGCCCTGCCGCAGCAGGCTGCCCAACACCTTGTCACGGGCACCGCCCTTGAGGTTGTCGGGAAACCAGATCAGCTGCCCATCGGGCGACTGGATGGCGGTGTTGAGGATCAGGGTCTGGGTGTCGGTCAGTTTCATGGTCATCTCCTTGTGATGGATAGGTGTGCGTTGAATTGGGGTGCGCTTAAGCGGCGTACTCGCCTTCCTTGAAGTAGGCGTCGGTCACTTCCATGAGGGCAGTGACGTAGTGCGTCACATCACCGACGTGGCCCCAGGTCACCGCATCGGGGCTGACGCCAAAATGGTCATCGCGCATCTGTTGCAGCCGCTGGAGCAAGACGTCGAATTCGCCAGCCTTTGCGATAAAGCTGTCCAGGGCGGTGGGTTTGGCAGTCAGGGTGGTCATGGTCGGGTCCTTTTTGCGGGTGGGTGATCGTGTCTGTATGAACGCTTCATTCGGCCGGCTTAGCAACTCGTTTCTGGGGGATCTGCCGAGGTTTTTTGCTGGCCTCTTGACCCGCCTCAAATGCCGCCTGCAGCGCGGCTTTGATGTTCCAGACCGCTAGGTCGTGGAAGTCCAACCGGTCGCTTTTGCGCGTGTCCAGGGTCTCGAGCCCGAGGATGGTTTGAGCGATGTGATCGAGCGTCGGGTGGGTCATGGTGTGGGCTCCGGTTGATTGCAATGACCGTATGAACGCTTCATTTCCGGAAGAAGCCAAGTTGAATCTGGCCGCTGTCGCATCAATCCCACGCAGGGACGGGCAGTGGCTCGCAACGCTTCGCTATTTCATCGCCGGGGACCCTGGCGATCTTGGCCAGTGCGGGGCGGCGGACCCGCGAGATTTGCGCAGGCACAGGCCGCGCTACGGTTTCGCTTCGCGGCTCAGTTCAAGGCGCCACGGGGCCTGGCCGTGAGCCGAGACGAAATGAGTGGCATCGGTGTTTCGCTAGACGGCGAAATGTCGGCGCTGCCGGCCCCACTTTGATTTCACCTTTGCTCACGAGCCACTTTGCATGGCAACTGCCCCCATCGAATCACTGGCCAAGCTGCTGGATCTCACCCCGCGTCGGGTGCAGCAGCTTGCCAAGGAAGGCGTGATCCCCAAGCCGGCCACGCGCGGGCAGTACGACATCATCCCGTCGGTCGTGGCCTACATCCGCCACCTGCGGGCGGTGGCCAGCGGCGACGGCGGTGATCTCCTGACTGAAAAAACCCGCCTCGCTCGTGCCCATGCCGAAAAAACCGAAGTCGAGATCGCTCGCCTCAAGGGCGTTCTGGTGCCTGCTGCGCAGGTTGAGCGCGCCTGGGCCAGCATGATCGCCGCTGCCCGGGCCAAGTTATTGACCCTGCCGGTGCGCGCCACCCCGTTGGTGCTGCCGCTTTCTGAGGAGTCGGCCATTGAACGGCTGCTGACGGACATGGTGATGGAGGCCTTGTCGGAACTTGCTGAGGCCGCCCTTGACGATGATCCAGACCTTGCTAACCCGAGTGCGCTCGCTGTGGCGGCCACCCCCGACGATGACGGTGAGCCAATGGGCTGATACGCATCTTTACCTCTCGCCCGAGGACAGTGCGGAGTCGGGCAAGTACCTGAGCGATCGTGCCCCGTATCAGCGCGGCATCATGGATGCGTTCAGCGAACCCGGGGTCGAAGAGGTCGTCATGATGTCCTCGGCGCAGGTGGGCAAGACGCTGATCCTGAAGTCCTTGATTGGCTATTTCATCGATCTCGATCCATCGCCGATCCTGGTCGTGCAGCCCACCATCGAGATGGGGGAGACCTTCTCCAAGGATCGTCTGGCGCCGATGATCCGCGACACCCCGGCCCTGGTCGGCAAGGTGCGCGATGCCAAGAGCCGCGACTCGGGCAACACGATTCTTAAGAAACACTTCCCCGGCGGGCATCTGACGATTGCCGGGGCCAACAGCGCAGCGAGCTTGTCCAGCCGCCCGATCCGGGTCCTGCTCTGCGACGAGGTGGATCGCTACCCGCCCTCGGCTGGCACTGAGGGCGACCCAGTCAACCTGGCCCGCAAGCGCACCGCTACTTACCGCGCGCGCAAGAAAGTGGCGCTGGTGTCCACGCCGACCCTCAAGGGGCACAGCCGGATCGAACGCGCCTGGCTGCAGTCGGATCAGCGACGCTACTTCGTGCCGTGCCCCCATTGCGACCACCTTCATGTGCTGGAGTGGGCCAATGTGCTGGTCAATGAAGCGGACTTGGCGCAAACCGCGCTGGTCTGCCCGTCCTGCGGTGCCCTGATCCGCGACAGCGACCGGCCGCTGATGCTCGCGCAGGGGCAATGGATAGCCCAGTGCCCGCAACACCCGATTCCCGGGTTTCATCTGAATGAGCTGTATTCGCCCTGGCGCAAGCTCTCGGAGATCGCCAGCGATTTCCTGCGCGCCCGGGGCAACCCGGAAGAAGAAAAGACCTGGTGGAACACCGCTATGGGGCTGCCCTTCGAAAGCGTGGGTGAGCGAGCCAGTGCCGACCTGCTGGCCCAGCAGCGCGAAGCGTACGCACCGGACCACCTGCCGACTGGCGTGCTGACCGTCACCGCTGGCGTGGACACGCAAAAGGATCGACTGGAAATCGAGTTTGTGGGCTGGGGTGCGGGTGAGGAGTCTTGGGGTATCGAGCACATCGTGCTACACGGCAACCCGGCGGAACCCGCGCTGTGGCAGCAACTGGATGGCTTGTTGATCAACACCCGTCTGCCCACCGAGGACGGTCGGGCACTGCGCATCGCTGCCTGCTGTATCGACTCTGGCGGCCACCATGTGCAGCAAGTGTATGAGTTCGCCACCCCGCGTGCGGCGCGCAACGTCTGGGCGGTCAAAGGCCAGTTCGGGCCGCGCCCGGTCTGGCCCAAGCGGCAGACGAAGTCCAAAAAGTACCGGGGCCACACGGTGCGCCTGATCGGTGTCGACACCGCTAAGGACACGATCTATGCGCGCTGGCAGGTTGCGTCAGGTAAACCTGGCTACTGCCACTTTCCGATGTCGTATGACGACGCCTGGTTCGAGCAGGCCACTGTCGAAAAACGTGTGACCCGCATCGATGCCAGAGGCAATGAGGTGCGCGCCTGGCAAAAGCCCTCCGGGGCGCGCAACGAGGCGCTGGACTGCCGCGTGTATGCCTATGCCGCGCTGCAGGGACTCAAGATCGAGCGCCGCCTGGTGCTGGCCAAACTGGCTGGCGCAGTCATCGAAAACGAGTGCATGACATCGCAGCACGAGCCCGTCGTCGTCAAGCCCAACGAGGGCTCGCCTCGATTGAGGCAAGCGCCGGCACCTGCTGCCGGAACCCACCAATCACCAGCCCGTCGGGTCGCGGCATCCGCCTACCTGCGCCGACGCTGAGCATCGAGGAAATTTTAAATGGCCTTTACCCAGGACGACGTGATCCGGATCGAGCGTGCCCTGGCCAAGGGCGAGCACATCGTCCGGTTTGCGGACCGCACCGTGGAATACCGCTCGGTGCAAGAACTCATCGAAGCACGCGATCGCATGCTCAATGAGCTCTCGAAAGTTGGCAGGCGGCGTGCCCGGATCGTGCGCTTGTTTCATGCCGGCAAGGGGTGGTGAGCATGTCCACGTCCTACCCCTGGTTGGCGCAACGCGGCTTTCTGCTGCCGCAGCGCCTGACCCGTGTGCAAGCCAGCTATGACAGCGCCGGCAACGGTCGTCGTCTGGGCGGCTGGAAGGCGCCCGATGGCGGGCCGAGTTCCGCCTCACTCGGCGGTCTGCAGCACTTGCGCAACCGATCGCGCGCCGCCACGCGCAACGACCCCTATGCCTTCTCGGCGATTGACCGGCTGGTGTCGAACACCATCGGCACCGGGATCACCCCCAAACCCCGCCATCCCGACGATGGCGTGCGGCGCCAGTTGCAGGCGTTGTGGGAAGACTGGTGCGACGAAGCCGATGCCGACGGTCGCACCGATCTCTACGGGCTGCAGGCGCTGGTTTGCCGGGCGGTCTACGAGTCGGGCGAGTGCTTCATTCGTCTGCGGCCACGGCGGCTTGAGGATGCCATGGCAGTGCCCCTGCAGTTGCAGGTGCTTGAGCCTGAGTTCGTGCCGCACGACAAGCATGAGCAAGGCCGTGGCGGCAATGTCATCCGCGCCGGCATTGAATACAACGCAATCGGTCAGCGGGTCGCCTACTGGATGTACCGCGCCCATCCCGGTGATGGTCCCAATCTCTCCATAGGCTTCAACGACCTGGTGCGCATCCCGGCCGAGCAGGTGTTACACATCTATGAGCCGCTGCGCGCGGGTCAGCTGCGTGGCGTCCCCGTTCTGGCGCCGGTCTTGGCGCGACTGAAGTCGCTCGACGACTTTGATGACGCGGTGCTGTTTCGGCAGGAAGTGGCCAACCTGTTTGCCGGCTTCATCCGCAAACCTGCGCCCGAGGATCTGCCGGTCGATCCAGTGACGGGCGCACCAATCCAGACTGATGCCGATGGTTTCACCCCAATGGTGGGGCTGGAGCCTGGCACCCTGCAGGAACTGCTACCCGGCGAAGAGGTGGATTTCTCCAATCCGCCAGATGCCGGCAACACCTACCCGGACTTCATGCGTCAGCAGCTGCTGGCCACCGCTGCCGGGGCAGGGTTGCCCTTCGAGTTGCTGACCGGTGACCTGCGCAATGTGAATGACCGGGTGATCCGCGTGGTGTTGAACGAGTTTCGGCGGCGCATCGAGCTGCGCCAGTTTGGCGTCTTCGTCCACCAGATGTGCCGGCCCGTGCGCGCTGCCTGGCTGGACATGGCGGTGCTGGCCGGTGCCATCACGCTGCCTGACTACCCCCGACAACGACGCGCGTATCTGCGCACCCGCTGGGTGCCGCAAGGCTGGTCCTACCTGCACCCTGTGCAGGACGTGCAGGCCCGGCGCATGGAAGTGCGTGCCGGTTTTACCTCGCGCTCGGAAGTCGCGCTGCGCCAAGGCTACGACGCTGAACTCATCGACGCAGAAAACGCGGCCGACATCGCCCGCGCTGATGCCTTGGGCCTGGCCTATGACTCGGATGCGCGCGCCAACCCGGCAGCGCCGACGGCCACGACCAACCCACCCATTTCCACTCTTGAGGAGCCGGCATGAGCCACCTTCCCGAGGCTGCGCCAACGCGCAGCTGGTACCGCATTCAGGCCAAGACTGATGCGGATCAACCGAAATCCATCGAAGTGCTGATCTATGACGAGATCGGGCTCTGGGGCATCAGCGCCGCCCGATTCATCGACGAGCTCAAGGCGATGGACGATGGGCAGGCTGCGATCACGATCGCCATCAACAGTCCGGGCGGTGATGTGTTCGATGGCTTTGCCATTCACAACGCGCTGCTGCGTTTGGGTGCGCGCTGCACCGTGCGCATCGATGGCCTGGCCGCTTCGGCTGCCAGTGTAATCGCCTGTGGCGGGCATCAGGTGGTGATGGCGGCCAACGCCATGCTGATGATCCACAACCCGTGGACCTTCACCTACGGCAGTGCCCAAGACCTGCGCAAAACCGCCGACATGATGGACAAGGCGCGTGACGGCATCCTGGCGGCCTACCGACGCAAGGCTCCCGCCATCGAAGACGCCACGCTCATTCAGATGCTTGATGAAGAGACCTGGTTGAGTGCCGACGAGGCCTTGGCGCTGGGTTTGGTGGACGTCATTGGCGAGGCCGTGGCACTGCAGGCCTGCCGGGGCACGACCAATGTGCTGGCGCGCTTCAAGCATCCACCCGAAGCCTTGCTGGCGGCCAGTGCTGAGTTGATCTCCAAAGCTGAGTTGATTCCCAAAGAACCAGCCCAGGCGCCCGAACCCCAGCCAGATCCGACCCAGCTTGCACGCAATGCGGCGCGTTTCTCTCAGGCCTGCCTGGCCTGCGGGTTGGCTGAATTCACTGAGGAGTTGCTGATGAACACCACCCTTTCCGATGACGGCGCGGTGTCCGCGCAGATTGAGCGTCTGCAAGCGATTCGCACCTTGTGTGCCAGCGCCCGGTTGCCGGAGCTCGCTGCCGACTACGCGCGCTCCGGGTTGAGTGTGGAGGCCGTGCGTGCGCGGCTGTTTGATCGATTGCTGGCCGCGCAAGGCGCTGCGATCGACAACAAGGAGCCGCCCATCACCCCTGAAGCCCAGGCAGCAGCCAGCCCGAACACGAGCGCCATCTACGCCGCGCGCAAGAAAAAGCCCAGCCGCCCGGCGGCCGTCAAAACGGCCACCCCCCAAGCGCCCACCCCTTAATCATCACCTGGAGCAACGTCATGAACATCCAAACCGAGGCCGTCCACACGGCCGAATTTCTTCTCTCCGAGGGCAACCGCGAGATCTCGCGCGAAGCCATCACGGTCGCTGCCGGTGACGCGCTACCTGCCGGGCAGGTCCTGGGCATCCAGACCGCCTCGGGCCATTACGCCGCCTATAGCCCGGCAGCCACCGACGGCACCGAGGTGGCGGTGGGCATCTTGCATGCCGCACTGCCGGCCTCGACAGGCGTACGCAATGGCGTGGCCTTCGTGCGCCTGGCTGAAGTCGCCGCAGCGCGTCTGACGGGGCTGGATGCCGCCGCGATTGCCGATCTCAAAACCCGTCACCTCATCGTGCGCTAACCCACGTGCCCAACCCATTCCGGAGACTTGCATGCCCCTGACTCTCGACATCTTCAACGACGACGCCTTCGGTGTCGCTTCGCTCACCGCCGCCATCAACAACCCGCCCGAAGGCCAATATGTGCCCACCCTGCTCGACAGCCTCTTTGAAGAAGAAGGCATCACCACGACCTCGGTCATGATCGAGCGCGATGGGGATGCTCTGGCCCTGGTGCCAGCCAGCGAGCGCGGTGCACCGGGTGACGTTACCGTGGGATCGAAGCGCGACATGATCCCGTTCTCCACCCTGCACCTTGCCACCACGGGGGCCATCAAAGCGGACGAAGTCCAGGGCGTGCGGGCCTTTGGCTCTGAGTCGCAGACGCAGACAGTACAGAACCTGGTCACCCAGCGCCTGCTCAAAATGCGCCAGCGTCTGGAAGCGACCCTGCGCTACCACCGCTTCGGCGCGGTCACCGGCAAGATCTACGATGCGGATGGTTCGCGCGTGCTGCTGGACTTGCACCAGCGCTTTGGCATCACCGCGCAGTCAGTGGCCATGGCACTGGGCACCGAAACCACCGACCTGCAGCAAAAGATTCGCGATGCCAAGCGCAAGAGTGAGGATGTGATCGGCGACTCGGGGGTTATCACCGGTTGGCTGGGCATTTGCGGTCGCGGTTTCTACGACGCCTTTGTCGGCCACGCCACCGTCAAGCAGGCCTACGACCGCTGGAACGATGGGCAATTCCTGCGTGACGATCTGCGCAAGGGCTTCACTTTCGGTGAGGTGACCTGGAAGGAGTTCTACGGCAAGGTCGGCAGCATCAGCTTCATCGGTGAAAACGATGCCTACCTGATCCCGGTCGGGGTCTCGGAGCTCTTCATCACCCGTTATGCGCCGGCCGACTACATGGAGACGGTCAACACCATCGGCCTGCCGCTCTATGCCAAGCAGGAGCTGATGCGCATGAACAAGGGCGTGGCGCTTGAAGCGCAGTCCAACCCGCTGAACCTGTGTACCAAGCCGCGTGCGGTCATCAAGCTCACCAAGTGAGTCGGCTGACATGCAAGACTTCCGTGCCCTCGGCAATGAACTGGATGCCGGCGTGTTTGATACCTTGGCCGATCAGGCGGACATTGCTGGTCGCCCCGTGTGGGGGATGTTCTCTTCCCCGTGGCTCGCCCCCCAGGTGGGGCGCTTGGATACCGGCCTGATTGAGCCGCAACTCATCGTGCGCGATCTCGATGCGGTTGATGTGGCCCGGGGCACGACCTTGAGCTTCGATGGTCAGACGTTCGAGGTCGTGGGGATCGAGCCGGACGGCACGGGCGTCACGGCTCTGATTCTGAGGCCCATGGCATGAGTACCACCCTCAAAGTCAATATCGATGTGGGGCAGGTGCTCGTATTGACCCAGGGTCTGACCGCCAGCGCGAGCCAGGCCGCCTGGCGCCGCACCCTGCGCAAGACCGGGCAGTGGGTCAAAAGCCAGACCGCCAAGGTGGTGAGCGCTGAGACCCGTATCCCGCAAAAGCTGCTGCGCCAGCGCCTGTATTTATTTCTGCGCTCGCGCGACAGCGGCAAGGTCTGGCTGGGGCTGAACACCATCGAAGCCCACCGCCTGGGCAAACCACACCAAACGCGCACCGGCATCTCGGTGGGGCGCCATCGGTTTGATCAGGCGTGGCAGATGCGCAAGCGCTCGCCAGACGGACCACTTTATCGCCGTACCACGCGGGCCCGTCGCCCCTATGAGGTGGTCAAGGTGGACTGGGCTGGCCCCGGTGAAGCGGCATTTCGACAAGCGGCCGAGCGCGCCGAAGAACGCCTGCTGACGGTGCTGCGTCAGGAAGTGAACTACGAAATTCACAAGGCGCTGGCCAAGGCCCGCTGAGGATGCAAACCCCATGATTGATTCACTTGCCCAATTGCACACCGCAATCGTCAGCGGCCTGCGTGTCAAACTGGACGGGGTACCCACGGTTGAGGCTTATCCAGTCTTGCAGCGCCGCATCGGCCTGCCTGCCGTACTGGTTGAACTCGCCGAGATGGAGCCGGGCGATGATCCGGGCAATGGCGCCACGGCACTGATTGGCCGGTTTCAGGCCCGGGCGATTGTTGACCCCAATGCGGCCCAGGCCGATTTGCAGGTGCGTGAATTGGCGGCGCGGGTTGCCGTGGCGCTGACCCATCAAACCTGGGGCCTGCCGATCAGCATGGCGAGTCTGGTTCAGATCGGGGATGACGCTTTCAAGCCCGAACTCGATGGGTACCTGGTCTGGGTGGTCGAATGGACCCATGAGTTTCATCTGGGCGAAGCCGTCTGGCCTTACGCCGATGAAAGTGGTCTGGCCATCTGGGTCGGCTTCACGCCAAGTATCCAGCCTCCTGAGACCTATGAACCCGTGACGGAGGCGCCATGAGCGACGCTTACGCGATTGGCGAACACGATCGCATGATCGCCGCCATGCTGCAGGCCGGTACCATCGAAATCGTCGACCACAGCGCGGCCCGGGCACGGGTGCGCATCGGCAATTGGGTGTCTGCCTATCTGCCGTGGCATGTGCCGGCTGCCGGTGCAGTGCGGATCTGGCGTGCGCCTTCGGTCGGTGAGCAGTGCTTGCTGATTTCACCCTCGGGTATGCCGGAGGCCGGGTTCATCCTGCCGGGCTTTTACACCACCACGCATGGCCAGGCCGATAACCGGGACCATGTGACGGTGATCCGCATGCCGGATGGCGCGCAGATGCTCTACGACTGGCAGGCAGGCGCATTGCTGGTTGAGGGCACCCAAAGCGTGACCGTGAAAAACGCCACCACGGTGCTGATCGACAGTGGTGGCCCGGTGACGGTCAAGGCCCCCAGCGTCACGCTGGATGCGCCCGAGACCACGGTCACTGGCAATCTGACGATTGGCGGTGCGCTGGCCCAGGGAGGCTCGGGTGGCGGTAATGTCACCTTTTGCGGGCAGGTTCATGCACAAGGCGATGTCACTGCCGGTGGCATCAGCCTGCAGGGTCACACCCACACCGAACAAGGCGACGGCGCGCAAACCAGCGTTGCCCGCTGATCCTTCATTCACCCCAAAAGCAAGCCCGTCCCCGTTCGCACTGGACGGGCTTGTGCGTTTCAGGAGCCCCACATGGCCAAGATCGACACCAAGCCCACGCCCACACTCACACCCACCCCTACCTCCACCCCGGATGAGAAAAGTCCTTCAACGGCGACGTACCGAGACCTCGCGTTCAAGAGCCGCACCCTGGTGCTGGCCGATGGCCGCAGTTTTGCCGTAGCGCAAGGCCGAATCCAGACCGGCGATACCGCCCTGATCGCCTTTCTGGAAAACCACCCGGAATTCCAGCGCGAGCCTGATTCGGCCGCCGGAGTGTGAATCATGGCCCTGATTGGCATGAGCCGTGGCAGTGGCCAGGCGCTTTCTGGCATCGCCCACCTCAAACAGTCCATCCGCGACATCCTGAGCACGCCTTTGGGGAGCCGGCGCATGCGCCCGGAGTACGGCAGCGAAATTCCCCGCTATGTGGACCTGCCCATCAACAAAGGCTGGATCTCGGCGGTACAGGCGGAAGCCGCACGCGCCATCGGCCGGTGGGAGCCCCGCATTCGCCTGTCGGCGGTGCGCATCACCGGCGTGGTCGATGGAAGGATTGATTTTATGATTGAAGGCCAGTACGAGGCCATGCCTTTGCTGCTGGAGGTGGCGCTGTGATCGACCTGTCGCAACTGCCCGCACCAGAAGTCGTCGAGCCACTGGATTTCGAGGGCATCTACCAGGACCTATTGACGACCTTCCGGGCGCTGATGGGCGATGGATGGACTGCTCCGCTGGAGTCCGACCCGGTCGTGAAATTGCTTGAGCTCTGTGCGTACCGCGAGGTGCAGCTGCGCGCGCGCATCAACGATACCGCCCGCTCGGTACTGCTGGCCTACGCCGTGGGTGCGGATCTGGAACAACTGGCGGCCAATGTGAACGTCTCGCGTTTGCTGGTCAGCCCGGGCGATTCAGAGGCCTCGCCACCCGTCGATCCCGTCTATGAGAACGACGCCAGCCTGCGTGCCCGGGTGCAGCGGGCCTTCGAAGGTCTGTCAGTAGCCGGTCCCCGTGCAGCCTACGTGTTTCACGCGCTGTCGGCTGATGGGCGCGTGGCCGATGCGTCGGCCGAGAGCCCGGCGCCCGCCGAGGTGGTGGTCACGGTGCTCTCGCGAGAAGGCGATGGCAGTGCGGGTGCCGATCTGTTGGACACAGTGAGTGCCGCCTTGTCGAGCGAGGAAGTTCGGCCTGTGGCAGATCGTCTCACCGTGCAAGGCGCCCAGATCGTGCCTTATGAGGTCAAAGCCACTCTGTGGCTTTATCCCGGGCCGGAGGTCGAGCCCATCCTGGCTGCGGCATTGGCGCAACTGGAAACCTATGTCGGTACCCAGCGCCGGCTTGGTCGCGATATCCGGCGCTCGGCGCTCTTTGCTGCCTTGCATGTGGAAGGCGTGCAGCGGGTGGAACTGCTGCAGCCGTCCGCCGATGTGGTGTTGACGAGCAGCCAGGCTGCGCACTGCACAACGATCGATGTGTCTGCCGGAGGCTTTGATGAGTAGCGCCTTGCTGCCAGCTAACAGCACACCATTGGAGCGTCATCTGGCGGATGCGACCCACCGAACGATGCCAGTGCCCATCGCTGAAATGTGGCGACCCCAGTCGTGTCCGACCCACTTGCTGCCGTATCTCGCCTGGGCACGCTCCGTCGATCGTTGGGACCCGGCCTGGTCGGGAGCGGCCAAGCGCGGCGTCATTGCTTCCGCTTTTTATGTGCATCAGCACAAAGGCACCATCGGCGCGCTGCGTCGGGTGGTCGAGCCTCTGGGCTACCTGATCGAAGTTGTTGAATGGTGGGAGCGTGTCCCTGTCGGTCCGGCCGGCACCTTCAGTCTGAAGGTCGGCGTGCTCGACACCGGTATCAGCGATGCGATGTACCAGGAGCTTGAACGGCTGATCGATGACGCCAAGCCGCTCAGCCGACACCTGATTGGTCTGGCGATCAGTCTTGAAGCCCGGGGTATTTGCCCCGTTCACGTGGCGGCCTATGAGGGCGACGAGATGGTTATTTACCCCTACACGCCGGAAGTGGTCGAGGTGGCTGGGCTGGTGTGCATCCAAGGCGCCGACCACACGATCGATCACCTGAATATCTATCCCTGGAGCGCATCGCTATGAGTCAAACCTACTTTGCCATCCTGACCGCGATTGGCGAGGCCAAGCTGGCCAATGCCACGGCGCTGGGCACGACGCTGCAACTGACTCAGATGGGGGTCGGTGATGGCAATGGCAGCACCCCGCTGCCCAACCGCAGCCAAACCGCCCTGGTTCGAGAAAACCGCCGCGCACCGCTGAACCGCCTCTTTGTTGATCCAGCCAACGCCAGCCAGATCATCGCCGAGCAGGTGATTCCGGAAGAAATCGGAGGCTGGTGGATTCGGGAGATCGGTCTGTACGACACCGATGGCAACCTGTGCGCTGTGGCCAACTGCCCGGATACCTACAAGCCTGTGCTGGCGGAAGGCTCGGGGCGCACGCAGGTGATCCGCATGGTGCTGATCGTGAGCAACACGGCGGCTGCTCAACTGAAGATCGATCCAGCGATTGTGCTGGCCACGCGCGGCTATGTGGATGACGAGTTCGGCAAGCACCTGGCCCACCTTGACCCACACCCGCAATACATGACCGCTCCGGAAGTGGCCAGCGCCATCTCTGGCAAAGCGGACAAAGCGACGACATTGGCGGGGTATGCGATTGGTAACGCGATCGGTTTCTACGCAACCGTGCCGAACGTTGAACTTGAGCCCGTCATTTATGTGGCTCCCTTCGGGCTGATGGCGTGGCATGCCAGCCTCAACCTTTATCGCTCATTGGGGTGCGGTGAAGTCCTGCTGCATGCCAGCGCGACACCGAAGCCCGGCACGCTGAAGGCAAACGGTGCGCTCGTTTCCAAAACGACCTACGCTGGCCTGTGGGGTTGGGCGCAAGAAAACAGCCTGGTTGTGACGGCTGCCGCCTGGTCAGGCGGTACGGCGAAGTTTGCCGATGAGAGCAGCAGCCAATTCCGTCTCCCCGATCTGCGTGGCGAATTCCTGCGTGCTTGGGACGATGGTCGCGGGGCAGATGGCAGCCGATTGCTTGGAACCCCACAAGCGGCCACGCAGATGATCGCCGATGCGGTGTGCGTGGGCACAGGTAACGGTTTGGGGCCAGTCGTTGACAGGGGCAACTTGCAGACTGGCTTTGACGCAACGGTGCAGGCCTTCAACGGCTTGTCCCACTACCACATCCCCAACAACTGGGTTCCCCCACAAGGCCAGCCTGGTGGTAACGAAAAAGTTACCGCAGTCGTGACGACCGGCTCGGTTCGCCCCCGCAACACCGCCTTGCTCGCCTGCATCAAATACTGAGGTCGCTCATGACAACCCTTTATCACTACCACCCCGAAACAGGCGAGCTGATCGGCCAAAGTGCTGCGGACCGATCTCCTTTGGAGCCGGATATCTGGCTGATTCCGGCCCATGCCACCGATCTGCCACCCCCCAAGCCAAAAGCACGACAGGCAGCTGTCTTCCGAGAGAACCGGTGGCAGCTCGCTCCCGATTGGCGCTCGGCGGTGCTGTGGTCTACTGAAAATGGCATTCCTGTTTCCATCACAGAGATAGGCCTGACACCTGCCGATGTTCATGCCACCGAAAAATCACGCCCCAGCGCGGCCCACCGATGGCTGAACGGTCAATGGCAGGAGGATGCCGATTTGAAATCGGCCTTGCTCAATGCGCTGAAAAACCAGCTCTGCCAACAGGTCGACGCAGTGGCCGACCAGGTGCGCCGGGAACTGGCAGGAGACCCCTTGCGCGTGGCCGAATACGACCGTGCAGCGCAAGAGGCCAGCGCGTACCAGGCGGCAGGTTACAGCGGTGAGGTGCCAGCCTCAGTGTTGTCCTGGGCGCAGGCCAAGGCGTGGAGCCCGCAGGCGGCAGCCGAAGACATCTTGCGGGCTGCCCGCCAGTGGGAGGATGCCCTTTACGGCTTGCGTGACCAGCGACTCAAAACCAAGGAGGCCATTCGCAGCGCCACCGATCAGGCAAGCGCCCAGGCGCTGGCAGATGATGGCCAGCAGGCTTTGCGTGCTTTCCATCAGACGGCCAGCTCGCCGCCTCCGTAAATTCCGCCACCGCCCACCCATCCCTTGCGGCCCACCCCTTGCGGTGGGCTTTTTACTTTCCGGAGAACACGATGCCCACTTCCTTCTTCCACGGTGTGACCGTCACCCTGATCGACACCGGTCCGCGCCCGATTGCCATTCCGTCCTCGTCGATCATCGGCCTGGTCGATACCTACACGCCTGCTGAGGGGTTGGCCGAGCCCAACAAACCCATCTTGCTGACCTCTTACCGGGAGGCGGTGAAGCAGTTCGGTGCGGGCAGCGCACTGGCCAAATCGGCACGCGGCATCTACGCCCAGTCATCGGCCGTGGTGGTCGCCATCGGTGTTCCCCTGGTCGCTGATGCGGCTGCTCTCACCAGCGCCATCATTGGTGGTGTGACAGTCGATGGGCAGCGCACCGGCATGCAGGCGCTGCTCGATGGCAAGTCCGTCCATAACGCGCAGCCTCGCCTGATTGTCTGTCCGGGGCATTCGGCCACCCAAGCCGTGGCCAGTGCCATGGATGGTCTGGCGGCCAAGCTCAAGGCCATTGCCCTCGTCGATGGCCCCAACACCGATGACGAAGCAGCCATTGCCTACTTCAACAACTTTGGCAGCAAGCGCGTTTTTGCGGTCGACCCCTGGCTCAAGGTCTGGGACACCGAGACCGGTGCAGCCAGTACGGTGCCGGTGTCCCCATATGCCGCAGGCCTCTTTGCCCGGACCGATCGTGAATACGGCTTCTGGGCATCGCCCTCCAATAAAGAGTTCGTCGAGGTCATCGGCACCGCACGCCCGATTGAGTTCTTGGATGGCGACGAGACCTGCCGCGCCAACCTGCTCAACGCCGCCAACATCACCACCGTCATCCGCGATGGCGGTTACCGCCTGTGGGGGAACCGCACGCGCTCAGCCGATGCCAAGTGGGCCTTCGTCACCCGGGTGCGCACGGTCGACATCGTCATGGACGCCATCCTCTATGGCCACAAATGGGCGGTGGACCGCTCCATCACCAAGACCTACGTCAAGGACGTGACCGAAGGGCTGCAGGCCTTCATGCGTGATCTGAAAGCGCAGGGTGCCATCATCAATTTCGAGGTCTATCCCGACCCCGAACTCAACACCGCGAGCCAACTCGAGCAAGGCCGCGTGTACTGGAACATCCGCTTTACCGACGTGCCTCCCGCAGAAAACCCCACCTTCCGGGTCGAGGTCACGAATCAGTGGATTACCGAAGTTCTCGACATTTAAGGAGCCGATACCGTGATCCCGCAAACCCTCTACAACCTCAACCTCTTCATCGACGGCGTGAACTTCGCCGGCATCGCCACCCAGGTCACGCCACCCAAACTCAAGATCAAGGCCGAAGACTACCGGGGTGGCGGCATGGACGCCCCGATCAAGATGGATCTCGGCCTCGAAGCGCTGGAAGCCAATTTCGCGCTCTCGGGCATGTCCGTTGAAGCCCTGCGTTTCTTTGGTCTGGCCGACCAGAGCGCCTTCAATGGCGTCTTCCGGGGCGCTTTCCGCACCCACAAGGGTGAGGTGCAGTCCTGCGTGGTGACCCTGCGCGGCATGTTGACCGAGGTCGACATGGGTGACTGGAAGCCCTCGGACAAGGCCGAAACCAAATTCAGTCTGGCCTGCAGCTACTACAAGCTTGAGCTGGATGGCCTGCTGATCTACGAGATCGATCCGATCGCCTCGGTGCGCATCGTGGATGGCCGCGACCAACTGGCCGACATCCGTGCCGCGCTGGGGCTGTAACCCGCCTGTAACCCACTTCCCATTACGTCATCACACCAACGGAGACCCACTCATGGACCACCTGACCATCAAATTGCAGCATCCGACCGAATTCGACGGCATTCGCCGTGACACGCTGACCCTGCGCGCACCGCTCGTGCGCGACATGCGTCTGGCTTCGCGTCAGGCCCCCAATGACGCTGAAGAGCGTGAGCTGATCCTGTTCGGAATTCTGGCCGGCGTGGCGCCCAAGGATCTGGAGGGCATGCGCTTTACCGACTACAAGCGGCTACAAGACAGCTACTTTCGCCTGGTGTCCGCTCGCCCGGATGACCGCACCCCTGCTGAATCTGCTGATGAAGCGACTGGCGCGGGAACTGCACTTCCCGCCCTCTGAGATTGATGCCCTGGACCTTAGGGATGCCCTGTGGTGGCTGGAGGACTGAATGAAACGCGACATTGCACTGGGTATCGTCATTGGCGGCGCTGTCGATGGCTCGCTCGGCCGGGCGGTGACCGATACCCAGTCGCGCATCACTCGCCTCAAGCAGACCGCCGAGCAGCAACGCCTGTGGCAACGCACGATTGGCGAGACGCAGCGCCTACAAGGCGAGTTTCGTAAACTGCACCTGAGCGGTGATGCGGCGGCCGATGGCATCCGCAAGAAAATCGAGAGCAATCTGGCCGTTCTGCGCCAGGCCGGCATTGAAGCGGATAACCTGGACCGCGCCTATCAGCGGCTTGGCCGCACAGCGCGAGGGCTGGAGTTGCAGGCCGTTGGCCGAGAACGCATCGGCCAGGGGGTTACGCAGGGGCGTGAAGAGGTGGGCGATGCCCTCAAGCTGACCGCCACGGTGGCGGTGCCGGCCACCATCTCGGCCAATTACCAGGCCATTGTGCGCGACATGGCGATCAAGGCTGGTATCGCCGGCACGGCCCGCGAAACACAAATCGGCGAGCAGATCGCACAAAGTGCGCTGGCCAGCGGCATGGGGCGCAACGAACTGGCCGAGGCGGTCAATCAACTGGTTGGTGGCGGCATGGATCTGGAGCGTGCCACAGCCTTTGCGCCGCTGCTGGCCAAGTTTGCCGTGGGCCAGGGTTCTGGCAGTGTCGATACCGCACGCATGATCGGCGCGCTGGAGCAAAACGCCAGGATCAGCGACCCGGCCCAGATGCAACAAGCCCTGGAGGCGATCGCCTACCTGGGCAAAGAGGGTTCGTTCGAATCCTCGGACATGGCACGCTGGTTTCCGGAACTGCTGGCCGAGATGCAGAAGATTGGTATCACGGGGCGGGACTCGGTCAATCAGCTGGGCGCCATGCTGCAGGTGCAGATGAAGGTCTCCGGCTCGCCGGATCAGGCGGCCAACAACCTGAAGAACTGGTTCTCCAAGATCGGTTCACCCGAGACCCAGCGGCGCTACGCCGATGCCGGTATCGATTACGCTGCCATGATGCAGGAAGCGATCGGCAAGGGGTGGAGCACGATGGAGTCCTCTTTCGTGCTGGCCCGGGCCTACATCGAGCAGGCCGATCCCCAGCGAGCCCAGCAAGTTTCGGCGGCGGCGCAACGCATCGGTCAGGAACGTGATCCAGCCAAGCAGCAGGCCATGCTGCAAGCCTTCGAGGCCACCATGAAAACCGGTGACCTCTTTGCCGACATGCAGGTCAAGGCGGCGCTCACCGCCTACATGCAAAACGCCGATCTGTATCAGCGACTCAAGCAAAACGCGGCACGCGCCAGTGGTGAAATCGAACAGGACCTGATCGCCCGGCGCGAAACCTCAAAGCAGATCTGGAGCGAAGTCACCCAAGCCTGGGACGAAGCCTTGCGCCGCATCGGGGATGCTTTGCGCCCGGTCACCGACACCGTTGGCCAAGCACTGGGTTCCGTGGGTCGGGCGCTGGCCACACTCGTCGCGCAGGCACCCATGGTGGTGGCCGGTCTTGCCACGGTCGCCGGTGGGCTGGTGGCTCTCAAAGGCGCCCGTGCCGCCTGGAACATCGGGCGCGGTGCGCTTGATCTGGTGCGGGGTACGCTCCTGGCGGGTCGATCCGGCAGAGCTGTAGGCATGCCTGGCCTGCCCGGCAAGCTGGGCAATCTGGCGAGTGTGCTCACCGGTGGGGCAGCTGCTGGAGCGCAACCTGTGTTCGTGACCAACTGGCCGGGGGTCGGTGCCCTGCCTGATCTGCTGGGCCGGTCTGGCCGGGGCGCAAGCAAGCCCTCTGGGTTGCCCGCAGGTGGCATGGCCCGCGCGGGTGGCGCTTTGGGCCGGGTCGGAGGCTGGCTGGGCAAGGCCGGTGGCCGACTGGGTGGCGCACTGGCCATTGGCTCAGCCGCGTATCAGGTCTTTGATACCGCCAAGAACGCCACCACCCGCGAAGAAAAGGCCCAGGGTTACGGCGGTGCGGCCGGTACGCTGGCCGGCGGCTTGGCCGGCGCCAAGCTCGGTGCCGCAGTCGGGGCACTGGGCGGCCCCATCGGGATCGCGATTGGCGGTTTGCTGGGGGGTGCCATTGGCTCTTTCGCCGGTGACACGCTGGGCGGCTGGTTGGGCAAGTCGCTGGTGGCGACCCAACCACCGAAGGCGTCCCCCACATTAGCGGCCACGCTGGTGCCCCCCAATCTTGCGCCACCGGTTGCGGCAGGCGCTGCGCTACCTGTACCCAAAGCAGCGACAACGTCCGTGGCCAAGGCACCCGCTGTGCCGCAACAGGTGAGTTTCTCGCCCACCCTGCAAATCACCGTCAAGGGTGATGTGAAAGACCCCCGGCAACTGGCCAATGAGCTGATGCCGCACCTGAAGCGGCTGTTCGAGCAGTTTCAACAACAAAACCAGCGAGCCGCCTGGTTCGACGGCGCGCATGTGTGAGGTAACTGATGACCCTATCTTCCATCACCCAATGGGTCTCCCAGGCCAGCTCATCAGTCGCGCGCGCCACCAGCCATGCGCAGCGACTGGGACAACTGGCGCAGGCGGCCCAGCCTGCAGAGAACATCTTCAGGTTGGCCGCCAACACATCCTCCGAGCTGACGCGCGGTGCCAACGCCCTCAAAAGCCTGGTGACCCTGCTGCCTACCGCCAGTGCGACGGCCTTTGAACGCAGTGCCCTGGGTCGGGGCATGGCCAGCGTGCAGGCCGGGCTGGCCGATATCAATCGCGCCACGCAGCGGATCGGCAGCCTGATCGATACCGCCCAATCGGGCGCCAAGCGTCTGGACTCGGCCGTGCGATCGGTGCAGAGCGCAGCGACCTCGGTGGCAACGCAATTGGGCGCACTCAAAGCCCAACTGGGCAGTGCGGGCACTACGACACCGCTGGCATCACCCATTGCTTCGAGCATACGCCGGGCTACAGGTGCAGGTATGCCGACGCTCTCCAGCGCTAGGCCTCACTTGCTGGTACTGGTCGCCGAACAAGGCGAGCGCTTCTACTTTGGTCTGAACACAGCGGCCTTCGACAGCCTGCGCCGGCAAAGCCAATACAACATCGCCACCCAGGAGCGTCTGGGGCGACCGCAGGCCCTGCAAGCGGTCAATCAGGGCGGTGAGACGCTCACGCTCTCAGGCGTGGTCTTTGCACAGATGGCAAGCATGACCCAGCTGAACGCATTGCGCCGGATCGGCTTTCAGATGAAGCCGGTCGAGCTCATCGCCGGCCATGGAGAAACCCTGGGGCGCTGGTATTTGGCCAGCGTCTCGGAGGATCAGAGCGACCTGATGGCCGACGGCGCACCGCGCAAGCAGACCTTTACCGTGGAGTTCAAACGCTATGGCAACGACTATCAAAACCTCTGACGGCGATGTGCTTGATCGCCTCTGCCACCGACACTATGGCCATCTGATGGGCACGGTCGAGGCGGTACTGGAGGCCAATCCAGGACTGGCTGGGCTCTCTCAACCCTTTGTGTCTGGCGTCGCCATCCATCTGCCGGATCTGGCCCCGGCGCGCACCGACGTGATCAACCTGTGGGACTGAGCGATGCGTGCCATCTTCCAGATCATTGCCAACGCCCAGGACATCACCGATCTGCTCAAAGACCGCTTGATCAGCCTGCAACTGACCGACCGGGCAGGGCTGCAGTCGGACGAATGCGAAATCCGGTTGGATGACCGTGACGACCGGATTGCCTTCCCCAGGAAAGGCGCACTGCTGCGCATCTCTCTGGGTTGGGAAGGCCAGGGGCTGAGTTTCATGGGCGCCTACACCGTGGACGAGATCGAATTCTCCGGTCCGCCACGCACCCTGGTCATTCGCGGCAAGCCGGCCGACATGGCAGGTCTTGCCAAAAGCCCGCGCCAGCACGCTTGGGAAAACGTACCGCTGTCGCAAATTATCCGGGAGGTTGCCGCCCGCAACCGCTGGCAGGCGGTCTGCTCGATCACCACGACGGTGCCACGGGTCGATCAGGTCGGCGAGTCGGACTTGAACTTTCTGACCCGCCTGGCGCGTCAATACAACGCCACGGCCACCCTGAAGGACCGCAAGCTCGTGGTTCTGCCGCGTGCTGATGGCAAAACAGCCTCAGGTAAAAGCCTGCCGGTGGTCCGCCTGGCACCAAACGAAGTAAGCAGCTATCGCCTGACCTTCCCCGACCGGGGCAGCGTTGGTGCCGTGAAAACTCAGGCCCACGACGCCAAGACCGGCACAAAGATCGACATCGTCATCCCCAACCCGGATGCCCCGGCCGGCTCCAGCAGCGCCACGCACACCGATCGACACATCTACCCGAACCCCAGCGCCGCCAAGGCTGCAGCCAAAGCCAAATTGGCCGGCATGAACCGGCAGACCGCCAGCGGTCAGCTGGAATTGCGAGGACGTGCCGATCTGGCCGCTGAGAAGTCGGTCGAGTTGCAGGGTTTCAAGCAAGAGGTCGACGGCACCTACCTGATCGAGTCGGTCACCCATCACCTGGCCGGTCAAAGCTGGAGCACGTCGGTGGAAATCTCAGCCGGCAAGTCAGGCAAGGCCAAAGCTGGGCACACCAAAGCTCCTCTACGCACAACGACCGTGGCCATCCCCAGTGCCCCGTGATCTGTTAATTCCTTCTACCCCATCGACCCCGCCCCGTGCGGGGTTTCTTGTTTCTGGAGACCGTGATGAACACACCGACCACCCGAGACGGCTGGGTATCCATGCCGCTGGACGAATTTAAGCGATTGATCGAGGACGCGGCCGAACGCGGCGCCAAACGCGCCATGACCGATGTCGGCCTGGATGGCGAAAGTGCAGCTGCCGACATCCGTGAATTGCGTGGACTGCTTGAAGCTTTCAACACCGCCAAGCACACCGCTTGGCAGACCTTGGTGCGCATGGTGACCACGGGCTTCATCTTGGCCCTGGTTGCCGGCGCGCTGATCAAGTTGAAGTTCTTTGGAGGACACTGATCATGCTGACCCTGCTCGGATCACTGCTAGGCTTTCTCAGCAGCACCTTCCCGGAATTCCTCAAGCTGTTTCGCGACAGCCAGGATCGTAAGCACGAGCTCGCCATCCTGGATCGTCAGATGGAGCAGCAGCGGCTGGGGCACACCCAGCGGCTCGAAGAAATCCAGATTGCGGCGGATGTTGCCGAGAGCCAGGCGCTCTACAGCTATGCCAACCATCCCACAGGTTCGCGATGGGTGGAAGCATTACAGGCCTCGGTGCGCCCGGTCATCACCTATGCCTTCTTCCTGGTCTTTTCGGTGGTGAAGGTCTCGGCCTTGGCCACTTTGCTGCAATCCGACGGCGTCACACTGGCAGCAGCCCTGCAGGCCACTTGGGACCAAGAAACCCAGGCGTTGTTTGCAGCCGTAATGTCCTTCTGGTTCGGTAGCCGTCAGATCAGCAAGATGCGCCGGGGTGGCTGATGCGACACGTCACCGAAGAAGGGCTCAACCTGATCAAGCGGTTTGAGGGCTTCAGCCCCACCATTTACATTTGCCCGGCTGGCTACCCGACCATCGGTTACGGCCATGTCGTGCTGGCACATGAACAGGATCAGTTCGTAGCTGGGATTACGCCAGACCAAGCCACCGAGCTTCTGCGTAAGGACGTGAGGATCGCCGAACGAGCCGTGCTGCGGCTAATCTCGGTACCCCTAACGGACGGGCAGTTCGATGCTCTTGTGTCTTTCACCTTCAACCTCGGTGCTGGAGCGCTACAGCGCTCGACACTGAGGCGGAAGGTGAACCGTGGTGAGCACCAAGCCGTCCCTGCTGAGCTCATGAAGTGGGTGTGGGCGGCGGGGAAAAAGCTCCCGGGCCTTGTCCGTCGCCGGCAGGCAGAAGGGGGCGCTTACGTCTCCGAGCCAACACCAAACACTGAAATGCGCAGAGATGATGGCAAAAGCATGCTGAAAGGGTGACACCCCCCCCCCGCATGCTAAAATGCAAAGTTGAAGGATAACCCGATTAACAGATAAATTCATACACGTATCAAATGACGTGTCGACAAAGTCATGAACAGGGATCATAGCTCAATGGTGGCAGATAACGCTGATGCGCGCACTGATGAAAAAATTGTGCTTTCTCTAGTCGTGCCTGTTTTTAATGAATCAGAAACAGTGTCTCTCTTCATGGAGCGCGTCAATAAAGTTTTTGATGCATTCGATTGGGTTGATTTAGATATCGTTTTTGTAAACGATGGCAGTACTGACGATACGCTAAAACGACTTCTATATTTAAAAAGTCAATTCAGAAGCATCAGAATAGTAGACTTGAGTCGCAATTTTGGAAAAGAAGCTGCTCTTACTGCAGGTATAAAAATAGCCTCCGGGCATGTTGTGGTTCCCATTGATGTTGACCTCCAGGATCCGCCAGAGCTCATCATTGAGATGATTCAAAGATGGCGGGAAGGTTACGACGTCGTAGTCGGCAAGCGCATTAACAGAGATTCCGACTCTTGGGCAAAAAGAAAATCGGCAACTTGGTTTTACCGTATTCACAACAAGATTTCTGACCCTAAAATTCCAGAGAACGTTGGTGACTTTAGGCTTATGGACCGTTCGGTTGTTGAGGCCTTAAATGAACTTCCAGAGTCTAGGCGGTTTATGAAGGGGTTGTTTGCCTGGGTCGGATTCAGGACTACTGCTGTTGAGTATGCTAGACCTGAGCGCGTTGCTGGTACAACTAAATTCAACGGATGGCGACTATGGAATTTCGCGCTGGAAGGGATAACTAGTTTTAGTACTGATCCTTTGCGAATTTGGACCTATGTTGGCGGAGTGGTTGCGTCAATATCTTTTTTGTTTGCCATTTTCATGGTTATTAAAGTGCTGTTTTACGGAGTGGATGTGCCTGGCTACGCGTCTGTCGTTGTTGCGGTAACGTTTCTCGGAGGCTTGCAACTCGTTGGGATCGGGATCTTGGGTGAATACCTAGGACGGTCGTATATTGAATCGAAGCGTCGTCCTGTGTATCTGGTTAGACGAGTTTACGGGCAAAAGGATTAAGAGATGGACTTGAAAGAAACTGATATCCTCGGTGCTGATATCGGAAAACATTGGTACTACCGATCCAAAGCCAGAGCGATGGAACATCTGCTTTGCGGTGTGACTCCCTCCATAATTCTGGATGTCGGAGCAGGTTCAGGCTTCTTTTCGCGAAAACTGCTTTCGAATACATCGGCTAAACAGGCGTGGTGTGTGGACATAAGCTATGAAGCCGACTCAGAGACTTTAGAGGCTGGTAAGCCTGTTTATTTTAGGCGGTCAGTTGATCAGGTTGATGCAGATTTAGTTCTTCTGATGGATGTGCTGGAGCATGTCGACGACGATGTTGGTCTACTTAACGACTATGTAAAGAAAGTTCCGCGCGGTGCACGATTCCTGATTTCTGTGCCGGCCTTCCAGTTTTTATGGAGCGGCCATGATGTCTTTCTTGAACATAAGCGCCGATACCGTTTAAATCAGATAGAGGATGTGGCCAGACGTGCGGGTTTGAAAGTGAAGTACGGCTCTTATTACTTCGGTGCGGTTTTTCCTATTGCAGCGACTATCCGCCTCGTAAGTAACCTTGCACGGAGCAATCAACTTAAACCGCAGTCACAGTTATCAAGACATCATGTAGTGATCAACGAAATCTTGGCTGCAATGTCCGCAGTCGAGCTTCCCATTGTGAAAATTAATCGTCTGGCTGGCTTGACCGCATTCTGTGTGGCGGAAAAAGCTTGA